ATAAAGGTTCATCAGAAGCTGATGCGGCGGCGTTCTACTGCCCATACATTCCATTAATGTCATCTGGCGTTGTATTGGATCCAGCTACATTCGAACCAGTAGTATCATTCATGACTCGTTATGGATATGTAGAATTAACCAATTCTGCATCATCTTTTGGTAACGCGGCTGACTATTTAGGAGAAATTGCCGTTTCTAACTTATCATTTAGCTAAGTTATTAACAGTAGTTACTACTACAGTAAGAAAAATTAAAAAGCACTCATTTATGGGTGCTTTTTTTTGACTAAATTTTTTTACTTTGGCGAAATTGCACTAAATAATAGTATGAAACCATACACATACATAATTAAACATAAACCAACAGGTAGGGTTTACTATGGATATAGAGGTGCTAACAAAGTAGAAGCACACAAAGATCTATGGAATGAATATTATACATCAAGTCCTACTGTAAAGAGTTTAATAAAACATCACGGAGTGGATAGTTTTGAGGTTGAAGTACGTAAAATATTTGAAACTGCAGAACAAGCCGCCAAGTGGGAAACAACAGTATTAAGACGTATGCGAGTATTAGAATCTAACAAATGGATTAATGCAAATATATCAGGGTACAGAGCACCAACTGAATTAGGAAGAAAAAGAATAAGTGAGGCACACATGGGTAAACCTAAGACAGAAGAACATAAGAAAAAACTAAGTGAAGCAAATAAAGGTAAGCCAAAACAAAGTAAAGTTTATCAAAGTAAAGAGTACAGAGAAAACATGTCTAAGTTAAAGTCTGGCAAACTTAATGGTAGATACGGCCTGGAAGTTAGCGATGAAACACGTAGTAAAATTAGTCAAGCAAAAAAAGGCAGACCTGCACACAATAAAGGTAAGCCAATGAGTGAGGAACAAAAACAAAAGATACGTGACACTTTAAGGAAGAAACGTGAAAATAAAGCAAATAATCCAACCTAAGAAAACTGAAAACACAAAGAGCTCTGCCAAAGACTTCCAAAAAGCCGTTGATAATGTTAAACAGATAGCAGATCAAGTCAAAGGCAAATCGTGTCGCAGTTAGATTTTAAATTATATTCATCACCTTTTGATTCAGCATGGGAACAAGAATTGTTCTATGCTAAGTATCCACCTAACAAAACCTATGAGTGGATAGACACAGACACACCAGAGAATTCAATTAATCATGATGATATAACTTATACATTTAATGAACACGGATTTAGATCCGACAGTTTTAAACAACGGTCAGACTTTAACATACTAGTATCTGGATGTAGTCTAACAGTGGGTGTAGGTGTTAAGTATGAGAATACTTGGCCACAGGTACTTAAAACGCATTTTAACCAGCCTACAACAGTTTGGAACCTAGCACAGAGTAGTACGAGCCCAGACTATGTTGTACGTTCAATATACAAGACTGTAGACGTGTTAAAACCAGACTTAATAGCAGTTTGCTGGCCTGCAGAGTCTAGATTTGAATTACCTAAGAATAAACACTCGTTAACAAACTATCAATTAGACACGGCAGAATATCCTAAACTGTTTGAAAATCCAAATTGGGCTTATCACAATCTACAAAAAAATATAATATTCTTAAAACAACTTTGTAACGTTAAAAATATTCCATTAATACATGGGCCTGGAGAGTACACAGATTTTGGCATTGATCCAGACACTACAGCAAGAGATGGTAGCCATCCAGGTAATTTATGGCATAAAGAATATGCAGAGCTTGTATTTCAACACTATTTAGATAAATACTAATGCTAATTACATTGGGTAGTTAGTTTATGCTGTTTAACCATATCAGCGTAGTGGCTAGAACCCACATTGGACTTCTATAAGGAGAAATATAAAATGGGTAGACCAATAGATAAGTGGTATTTAGGCGCAACAGGTGGTGCTCCGGCAACTATTCCTGTAAGAGCAAACAACGGCTCAGGTGAATTTGAAGGTTACATTGTTAACCAAAAAGGTTCACACAAATTTACAGTATCTAACGATGCTAATTCTGATCAGGGCGTATGCTACTTAGTAAATAAAGTAACAGGCTTAGGCGCAGGTGAATGTGCTATTGTTGGCCAAGCAACAGGTGAAAACGTAGCTATTCAAAAAATCACTGCACATAAAGCAGTTGGTTATAATGGCACAGTTTACAGCTGGGCAGTAGCAGATGACTCAACAGAGTCTTTAATCATACTTACAGCTCTATAATTTTTAAAATTATAAGGTCTAAAATCCCTTGTGTTAAATACGATACAAGGGATTTTTTTATGACTTACGGATTTGCATTAGGTAACGGACGAAGCAGACAAGGCCTAGACATACAGAGGTTACGCAGTTACGGTCTAGTAGCAGGTTGCAATAGAATATATCAAGAAGAAGAAGTAGACATCCTAGTTTCTACGGATAGACAAATGGCCGCTGAAATAGAAGATTCGGGCTATGCACGAACACATGAGTTTTGGACAAGACGTCCTAGACCAGATTCTGGGTCAAGACAGTTAGAAAGACCAGAGTATAAATATTCTTCAGGACCGGCCGCTATTGCTAAACTATGTCAACGTGGATGTACAAAAATATTTTTACTAGGATTTGATCTAGGGTCTCCCAATGACTATGTTAATAATATCTACGCAGGTACTGCCTGGTATAAAACTCCAGATCAAAAAGCAACTTACTATGGTAATTGGGTAAAACAATTACAGCAAGTGAGCGAACAATGGAGTAATAATTTATTTTATAGAGTATTAGGTAACGAAAGCACTCCGTATGACTTTGAAAGAACTAATATAATTGAAATTGATATGGGCAGTTTTAAAACGGAGATAAATAGTTTATAATTAGGAAGAAACTATGAGTGCAAACAAAAGAATATCAGGTGATTATAATATTGAGTCTATAGGTGGTAATATTGGTATCACTTCAGACACTGTTACTATTACAGGTAACTTAACAGTTACAGGTACACAGACAACAGTTAATTCAACTGATACTGCAATCAACGATAGAGTTATCGTACTTAACGACGGCGAGTCAGGTGCAGGAGTAACAGGCGGTACAGCTGGTATTGAAGTTGATAGGGGTAGCTCTACTAATAGTAGACTAGTCTATGACGAGTCTGACGATAAATGGAAAATTGACTCAGGTTCAGGTTCTTTAGTTGCTATTGCTACATCAGCATCAGGTAACGTTGGTCTATATAATATTGTAGAAGATACTACTCCACAACTAGGCGGAGCATTAGATGTTAATGGACAAAGCATTATATCAGCAAGTAATGGTAACATTGTAGTAGCACCAAATGGTACTGGTGAATTACAAGTAGATGGCACAGCAGTTAGATTAGAAAATACTTCAGCACCTAGTTCAGAAACAGGTTATAATAAATTATATGCCGCATCAGCATCAAGTGGCGGTACAGGTTTATACTTTGTCAACGATGACGCAAGTGATGAACTTGTTAGCAAATCAAAAGCCATTGTTTATGGCATTATATTTTAGGAAATAAAAATGGCAATACAAACAACAGCAGTTGGAAACACAGCAACCACAGTTTATACTTCAAGCGGTGACTCAGCACTTACTTTAGTATCATTTACAAACTACACAAGTTCAGCAGTTTCGGTAGATATACACGTTGTGCCAAACGGCGATTCAGTAGGTAATGTAAATGCGATTGCTAAGACACTAGTTATTGACGCAACAGATACATACTTCTTATACGCTTCAGGAGAAAAATTACTATTAGGTAATGCAGACAGTATTGTAGCAACTGCTAATATAGCCGCATCAGTAAACTCTATTGTTTCATACACAGGTATCTAATGGGTCGTTTTTTAAAAACAGCATCAGCGCCTGGCTCAGGATCAGCACAGGCTCTAGCGTTGCCTACCGGTACTTCAGGCAATAGACCTGGAAATCCTAAAATTGGGGATTTTAGATTTAACACAGATAATAATCTATTAGAATACTTTGACGGATTAGCTTTCCAAACTTCAACAAAAGTAGGCCAAGTAGCAATTACTGTAGATAGTTTTACCGGAGACGGATCAACTACTACATTCACACTAAGTTCAGAACAATCAGGTGTTAATCAAGTTATGGCATTTATTGGTGGTGTACACCAAGATCCTACAACTGCTTACACTATATCAGCAGACGAAATTACATTCACAAGTGCTCCTCCAAACGGTGAAGCAGTCAATGTTATCCTAGACATTAGTAGCACAAACGTTACTTAAAAATAAAGATAAATAAACACATAAGCAACATTTGTTGTGGACAAACCGAGGTAAACCTGCGATTGAACAAGGTTATCCGTGAAACACGGAGGATAAGGAGACAGTAATGGCTATTGGCCGCATATCTGGAAGAATGCTCAAGGATAACCTTGACCGTGACGACAGTTTAACATTTAATACAGACACACTAGCAATTGATTATGCCAACAGTTCAGTTGGTATTGGTACGGCTACACCTAACTCCTTACTTCAAGTAAATGGCGACGCAACACTTGCCAACATTCAAATTTCAAACAACACAATTTCATCAACAGTAGGAAATACCAGTATAGTATTATCACCTGATGGAACAGGTATTGTCAGTGTTTCAGATAAAGTCATTGGCAACGTCAGCGATCCAGTAAACGCACAGGATGCCGCTACCAAAGCCTATGTTGATTCAGTAACAGGTGCAGTTGACACTAAAGGTAATGTAAGTATCTTAGGCACACCAACAGACGGTAGTTTAACTACTTCGGGTGCTTACATTAATTGGACAACGACTACGTATGTCACTGATGCTATTGATGATTTAAATGAAGTTGTTGAAAATATACGCAACAATACTTTTGTTAAAGATGTAGACTTTACAGCAGACACAACAGCTGGTGGCGCGGGTCTTGTTGTTACCTTAACAATTACTGCTACAGGTAATGCTAATCGCTATACTATTGATTGGGGCGATGGCACTACAACAACAGCAACAACAGATTCAACACCAACACACACATACAGTTCAAATTCTGGATCACCATATTCTGTTGAAGTAACTGCTTTTAACAACGTAGGAACAGGCACAGGGTCAACTGCTACAAAAACTAGAGAAAACTATATCAGTATCTACACAGCAGATCCAGTTGTATCATTTACAGCCTATGATGCTTTATCAGGCGGTAGCGTTGTTACATATTGGGACGATGGTGACACTGTTTACTTTGAAAATACAACAACAAACATTGGTGGTGCTACAATACAATTTACATGGTCCTGGGGTGACGGATCAAGCGATGATGTTATCACAAATGATACAGATGCAGGTGGCACAGCAGGTGCTAGAATTGCACACACATTTACAGCATCAACAGAAACAGATGTACAGCGTACAGTTACACTAACATTAGACAGTCATTCAACAGCACTACCAAGTGCTGTACCAACAGATGATTCAGATGTATATGAAGTCTATGATGATCATACACCAACAGTTACATTAAATGACGACTCTGGTGTTAACGAAGAATCCTCGTCTGGACACGTTGTAACATTTACTAATGGCACAGAAACTACAGTCGGTAGTTATTCAACATACGGAATACAATATCAATATCAGTGGGGCGATGGAACATCATCAACAACTGTTAATGCTGGATCTGGATCAGCAGGCGATCACGGACAAACAATTAATCATACATTTACATTAAGCTCTGGTGATCAAGCAAATGGTACAGCAAGAGACTATACAGGTAATTTAAGAGTTATCTCAAATCACACAAGTTCTCCATTTATCACAACTGACTTTACAGTACACGTTGAACCAGATGTACGTGCAATTATTTCTGGTACAGCAGTAACAACTTCAGATAGATCAGGTGATGACATTTACGATTTGTATGATGGCACAGACTATAATGGTAACAATCGTGCGTTGGTAAGAATTACTAACTCTACACAAAACGGTGATAGTTATGTATATAATTGGGGAGATAGTTCCTCAAATGATTCAGTCACTGAAGATGGTGCATCAGCAGGATCTATCGCGGCCACTATTGACCACGACTTCAGTGGTGAATCAATAGGTAATTATAATTTAACATTTACAGCAAGTGGTACTCCAGATATCACAGCACAAACAGATACAGACACTGGTATTACATTCCAGTTAAACTCAGTACCAAGTGCTCCAAGTAATTTAAGTGCATTTACAATTTCATTGGCAGATAGTTATCAAGGCACAAGTCCTCGACTATGTGCAGGATTTACAGACAATTCTGCGGCTAACGGATTATCAGCAGGAACTGATTTAACTGCACCAACAGCAAGACGTTACACATCAGGTACTATTGATACCACTGTTGTTAATAATGCGTACAACGCTGTTGCAGGTACCCTTAGTGCTAACATTAATGGTGTAGTGTCTGGCAGTAAAACATTTACATCAGCTACAGGCGAAAATGGTACATTTAGTAGTTTAGTAGTAAGTAATCAGGATGACGCACACAATACTATATCATCAACAACTTATCCATCAGGGTTCTATCAAACGTTTGATGCTAAAATTACACAGTTATTAGCAAGTTACGCAGTTGGTGCCAATGACGAAAGACTAGAACATTCAACAACAGGCAATACTAACTATGTAAACATTGTATATGATGATGTTACAGCAACTCCATCAATTACATCAGCAGGTACACTAGTAGAAGGCACTGGCGGTACTAAGAGATACATTTCAGGTATACCATACTACAACAGTGGTAGCCCAACAGTTGAACTTTCAGGTGTTAGTGTAAGTAACTTAACAGGACAAGCATATTCAGATGTTACAAACGTTGTAGAGGTAGACAACGGCACAAATCAAGAAGGAACAAGTTCAGCAGGCACAACTAACAAAGACTTTGGTTATGCTAACATTGATGGTGCAATAACAATGTTAACAGGTGGTATTCCAAACACAGATGTAGGCGTTGCTAGTGATTATACTTTAGGTAATCTAGCAGTTAATATTACATCAAGTTCAGTAAGAACAGTTGACAGAGTTCAAGTTCGTGCTAGAAACTGTAATGGTGTTGGTAGTTATGTAGAAAACACAACTAACTTAAACGTACACACAGCAAGTCAATCAGGCATTAGTGAAATTGCTATTGCTGTTAGCGACTCATTGGGTAATGGTGATTATACCAATGACGGTGTTAGAATATTTGACTTTAATGCTGATACAACCAATACACCAACATATACAAGTTCAACTAACTTCTATACAAACAGCCCATACACTGAATCAAGTGATCCAGGCGTATCAGGAACCAAAGAAGCAACAATTAGATTGGGTGTATTAAAACACGACACAACAGATTATTCATCAGGTTACTTACCAGTAGGTCCAGATAGAAGCGGAGACACTGGTACACAATACTTTACTTTTGCATTCCAAAGAAAGGTTGTTGCTAACTTTGATATTAACATTACATCATCGGGTATTGCAGGCTTATGGATAGCGGCACCAGGTACTGCTATTGATAGTGCCTCAGGATTAAATGGTTGGCTAGATGCGTCTGCTCAGTATGCTGGTGCAGGCGTTCCAGGTTCAAATACAGGTTCAGGTGGTAACGGATCAGACGGTTGTGCTTCAACAGGTGCTGACGTTATAGCAACAGGTACAAGTTTATCAGGCGGTTATACAATGACACTAGGTTCAGAGAACATGTCAAACGCACAAGACAATGTTGTCTTAGTACGTATTGCTCTAACTAGTGGGCAACGTGTTACTGCGTTAAGTGTAGGGGAGGCTAGTTAATGGCTATTTCAGATACACAAAAAACCGACTACCTCTTTAAGAAACTTGGCTTTGGTATTACTAAAACTGATACTAACGCAAACAAAGCGGCGGCTAACGAATCAATTCCTTCACCATTATTACTACGTGGCGACAAAGTTTGGCAACAAGCATCAAGTATTCCTGCAACTAAACCAGGTTCATCAGCAACACCGGTAACAGTTTACACAGGTGCTACTACAGTTGAGTGTACAGCAGATATTACAGCGTCAACTAATCGCACTTGGAAAACTGGATTAACAGATTGGATACCACCAGAGTTTGGTTCTACATATCTTGTTAATGTGTATGTACACACAGCCAGCGACGCTGGTAATGCTGAATCAATTTCAAATAAAGTGTTTATCACAGGGTCAGGCAATGATGACGAATGGTTTTTTGACTATCAATCGGGTGTCTTACACTTCATTGGTGACAACTTACCTAATGGTGTAAACTTTTCGGGCAAGAGTGTTTATATAGCAGGTGCTAGATACACAGGTGTATTTGGTGTAGGCAGTGCTCCTGGTGAAGAAGCCAGTTTAGGTAACTTAACAATTAGTAATGTTACTATTACTTCTACCACACCTGCAGATAATATTATTTTAGATGCAGAAGATGGTGTTGTTGTAATAGCAGGTACCAAAGGTTTTGATATTCCAACAGGAACAACATCAGACCGTCCAACTAGCCCAGACACAGGAACATTTAGATATAATACATCTACATCAGAATTAGAGATATGGAACGGTACTGCTTGGCAAGGATTTGATCAAGGATCGTCAACTATTACCAGTGAAACATTTGATGGTGATGGTTCTACAACAACATTTACCTTATCAGCAGAAGCAACAACTAACACTGTGTTTGTGAACTTAAATGGTGTGCTACAAACACCAACAACTGCTTACTCAGTGAGTGGTACAACATTAACATTTACAGAAGCACCTGCTACTGGTGATAAAATTGAAGTTAGAAAAGTAGCATTAACAGAATCAGTATCAGCATTAACAAACGCAACAGGTAATGCTTACATACAAACCAATGATAGTGGCACTGTAGATATTGTTGGGTCAGAAGTAACACTTACGGGTATACTACAAGCACCGCAGGCAACTAAAGCATCTAATGCAACAGGTACCACAGGACAAATTTCCTGGGACGCAGACTACATCTATGTATGCACGGCCACTAATACATGGAAACGTGTGGCATTAACCGGTAGTTATTAATTTATAATATACGTATATTATAGTTATAGTGTTAGATAAATTTTTGTAGGTATTGGTGTAAATACCAGTGCAGAAAACTAAAAAAATATCTGATTATCAATAGTTTTTATTCCCCCAAGTAACACCCTAAAATTTCCCAGATTGCGATAAATACATGCAAAGACGGAGTATGCTCTTTCTTTTACTTCGAAGAAAAAGAAGATGTATGTCTTCTCTAAGCGAAGATGTACATTTAAAGAGACTAAAAACTCTTAATACATTTTATAGGAAAAACGAAAATGGCCGTAACAAGAATAAAAAGTAATCAGATCACTGATTTAGCTGTTACCAATGCCAAGATTGCCAACTATGCTATTCAGGGCGGTAAGTTAGCTAACTCGCTAACATATGGTTCTGACTTGACAGTTTCAGGTAACTTGACAGTTTCAGGTACAACTACAACAGTTGATTCGGTTACTACAACGATTGACGATCCAGTTCTACTCCTTGCATCTAACCAAACAGGTAATGCGGCAGTAGATATTGGTATCTTAGGCGAACGTGGTAATGACACTAACGTTTTCATGGGCTATGATGAATCAGCAGATGAATTCGTAATGGCATTAACCTCAACAGCAGATTCAAATTCAGCCGTTACTATTACTGACTATGTTACAACACACGTTGGTGGTTTAACTGTTGATGACGCCGCTACAGTTGGTGGTAATTTAACAGCAACAGGCGATTCAAGAGCCGCTAACTTCATATCCAATTATGGTAATGTTGAAGCCGCTAATGGTCAAGGTTACTTTGGAACATTAAATATAGTCCAAACAGCCTCAGTATCAGGTAATGTAACTGGTGGTAATTTAATAACAGCAGGTACAGTATCAACAGCAACATTATCAACAACTGGTGAAGCAACTCTAGCAAGTGCTATTGTTTCTGACTTAACAATAGGTCGTATGATATATGTTGGCAGTGACGGTGCATTAGTTGATCAAGCAAACTTGACATTTAATGGTTCACAATTAGGTACTCCAAGTCTTGTGGCTTCAGGTCAAGTAACTGGTGCTACAATGACAGCAACAGGTAACATCACTGGTGGTAACTTGATAACAGCAGGCAGAGTAGAGGGTGGTAATATCCAATCATCAGGTGAAGTAGGTGGTGATAGTTTAGTTTCAATGGGAACCACATATTCTGTAGGTAACATCACAACTGGTGAAAACTTCTTAACTGGTAACGTAACTATTAGTGATGCAACTGTTTCAGCAACTGGTAACGTAACTGGTGGTAACTTGACAACAGCAGGTTTAACATCAACAGCAACACTATCTACAACTGGTGAAGCAACTCTAGCAAGTGCTATAATTAGTGACTTAACAATAGGTCGTATGGTATATGTTGGCGTAGATGGTGCATTAGTTGATCAAGCAAACTTGACATTTAATGGTTCACAATTAGGTACTCCAAGTCTTGTGGCTTCAGGTCAAGTAACTGGTGCTACAATGACAGCAACTGGTAACGTAACTGGTGGTAACTTGGTAACAGCAGGACAGGTAGTTGCAACAGGTAACATCACTGGTGGTAACGTTTCAACAACAGCTATTACAGCAACCGGTGACGGTAACATTAATGGTAATTTATATGTTGGTTCAGCTAGAAACTTTAATGTAAGTCCAGCGGGTGATGTAACTTCAGATGGTAATATTAGTATTGATGGTAAACTTAAAGGCGCTGGGTTAGAAGTTTCAGGATCAAGCACTATTGAAATTAACCAAAACGTTATTGGTAACGTTGGTACTCCATCAGCGTCATCAGATGCGGCAACTAAAGGTTATGTTGATAATTTATTATCATCTGGCTTTACTATTGTTGACAGTGGTAACAACTCGCAAACAATAGCTCAAGGTGACACAATGACGTTTGCTGGTACTTCAGGTGAAATTGAAGTTACAGTTGGTGCTACTGACACAGTAACTATTGGTTTACCAACTGACGTTACTATTGCTGGTAACTTATCTGTACAAGGTACAACAACAACAGTTAACTCAACAGTTACTCAAGTTGCTGACCCAATTATGCAGTTAGGTCGTGGCGCAAACAACGCGACACTAATGTCAGACGATGCTAAAGACCGTGGTATTTCAATGTACTACTATGAAGGTAGTGAAAAAGTTTCATTTATGGGCTTTGATACTACTAACAACAACTTCGTATTTGTGGCAAATGCTTCAATAACAGGTGAAGTTGTTTCAGGTAACGCAGGTAACGCAACATTTGGTACAATGACTGTTTCAACATTAACAGATGGAACAGCATCATTAACCGCTGGTGCTTTAACAACTACTTCAGTTACAACAACTGGTGAAGCAACTCTAGCAAGTGCTATAATTAGTGACTTAACAATAGGTCGTATGGTATATGTTGGTGTAGATGGTGCATTAGTTGATCAAGCAAACTTGACATTTAATGGATCACAATTAGGTGTTCCAAGTCTTGTATCAGCAGGTCAGGTCACTGGTTCATCAATGACAGCGACAGGTAATGTTACAGGTGGTAACTTGGTAACAGCAGGTAGAGTAGAGGGTGGTAATATCCAATCATCAGGTGAAGTAGGTGGTGCTACTTTAACTTCACTAGGAACCACATATTCTTCAGGTAACGTCACAACTGGTGAAAACTTCTTAACTGGTAACGTAACCATTGGTGATTCAACTATTAACGCAACAGGCGATGTAACACTTAGTGCTAACAATGCTGACTTCGTTACTTTCTACGGTAATGTTGAAGCCGCTAACGGTACAGGTACATTTAACAGCGTACAAGCACAGTCAATAACTAACGCCTATGGCAACTTAAACCTTTCAGCGGGTGCTAATAGCCATGTTAAACTTTCTACAGGCAATACAATGGTTATTGAAGATATTGGTAACACACATATCTTATATTCAAATAACGGTGAATTAGAAGGCGGATCAGGTTTAACATACGACGGTACTGAAGTATATGCTGACAACGGTAACATTGGTGGTTACTTAAATGTTACAGGTAGCATCACTAGCAGTGGTAACTTGACAACAGCAGGTTTAACATCAACAACATTATCAACAAGTGGTGAAGCAACATTAGCAAGTGCTACTGTTTCTGACTTAACATCAGGTCGTATGGTATATGTTGGCGGATCAGGTGCATTAGTTGATCAAGCAAACCTAACATTTGATGGTGAAACATTAACAGTTGGTGATTATGTTGGTCACGTAGCAGTTCAGTCATCAGTAACTGCGGCAACAATGACTGCAACAGGTAACGTAACAGG